TGGATGAGGGTATGCTTGACGTGCCAATGCAGCAGCCTTAACGTGAGCATCAGGCAGCGCATCCTCCCGCGCTGTCCAACTGACCCTCGACGGTTTTCATCCAGTTTGTCCGTCGGGGGTCTTTTTACGCAGAAGGGTGGCGGCATGTCTCACCGAATTAGAATGAGCCTCGACATAGCTTGCGAAGACGATGACGCTGCGGAGGCAGAGCTTACATGGCTGGCCGAGTACGTTGAAGAGCGGCTGCATCATGGAGCCGACATGCAACGTATCGTGCAAGCAATGGTGGAGGCTCTGGTTGAGCTTGGCGACGCTGGTGAGCTGATGGCCGGGATGAACGATACCATACACTGAGAGAGGCTGTGAGCGCGTGCCAGATGGTGTAGGAGCTCTCTGCGACACTGGTTGGCAACGACGCGCTGGGTGCGCTCGCTTAATTGAACGCTTGTTCAATTACAAGTTAGAATGTGGCAACAATGTGGCAAAATGGGGCGAGAAGAGGTGCAATGATACCTCACAAAAGTCAATGCACTGTAATCATTGCATATTAAATTTAACATATTGCAGATTATGCGTCTTAGCTGGCGAAATCTGGCAAAACACCCCCCCCGGTCAGAAATCTAGCGGGGGTGTGCGTGTGTAGTTTCCCGCACACACGCTTGCCCCCCCTGGCCCCCTCTTGCCAACCGATGCTCACTCAGAGTAAAATTTAAAAAAACGGGAGTTACCACAATGGCTGGGAAGGCTTTACGCAAACGCATTTTGGCTGAGGTCGCCAAGAACGGCGGCGCTGAGTATATATTTGATCGGCTGTCATCTGGCACCACGGTGACGGCGATGGCTAAGGAGTTTGAGTGCAGCCGGGAGTATTTGCGCAACAGTTTGCATACTGTGCCGGAGTACAAGGCGGCGATGGAGAGCGCGAAGCTGACGGCTGCTGATGCGTTGGTTGAGCAGGGTTTGGAGATGGTTGACGCGCTAGATGGCGGCAGCTCAACGCAAGAGATTGCTGCGACGCGCGAGAAGGTGCAGTGGCGCAAGTTTATGGCTGGCTCGTATAATCAGGAGCGCTACGGTAACCGGCCTCAGACCAATGTTACGATTAGTGTGAGTGATATGCACTTGGACGCGCTGAGGAAGGTCAATGCTGACTTGGCGCAGATTGATGCTGAGGACCGCCAGCGTGAGGCGTCGGCCATTGAGGCTGACTATGAGGATGTCACAGATGAGTGAAGCCAACCCGCTAGAAGAGTTTGTGCTGCGTTATCGTGATGACCCAGCTTTGTTTGTGCAGGAGGTGTTGGGTGCCACGCCGCATGATTATCAGGCTGAGTTTCTGCGCGCTGTTGCTGACGGTGAGCGCAAGGTTAGCATCCGCAGTGGCCACGGCACGGGTAAGTCAACGTCGGCCAGTTGGATTATGCTTTGGTTTGTTTTGCTGCGTTTTCCGAATAAGGTTGTTGTGACTGCGCCGACCAGTGGTCAGTTGTTTGACGCATTGTTTGCGGAGTTGAAGCGTTGGATTAACGAGCTGCCGCCGCAGTTGAAGGTGTTGCTGACGGTTAAGTCTGATCGAGTTGAGTTGAACGCAGCGCCGAGTGAGGCGTTTATTTCTGCTCGTACTAGCCGGGCTGAGACGCCGGAGGCGTTGGCTGGGGTTCACTCGGAGAATGTGTTGTTGGTTGTGGACGAGGCTTCTGGTGTGCCTGAGAAGGTGTTTGAGGCTGCCGCTGGCTCGATGTCTGGCCACGCGGCGACGACGATCTTGCTGAGTAACCCGACGCGTTCCAGCGGTACGTTTTACGAAAGTCAGACGCGGATGGCTGACAGCTGGTGGACGCGGCGTTGGTCGTGCATCGACAGCCCGCTTGTCAGTGAGGAGTTTGTTGACGAGATGCGTGCGCGATATGGGGAAGAGAGCAACGCGTTCAGGATCCGCGTGCTTGGCGAGTTTCCCATGGCGGATGACGACACGATCATTCCGTTTCACTTGGTTGAGAGTGCAATTCATCGTGACATTGAGGTTACGCCGGATGAGAAGCCGATCTGGGGCTTGGACGTTGCGCGCTTTGGTACGGATAAGACGGCGCTGTGCAAGCGGTATGGCAATGTTGTGACTGAGATTACGTCTTGGCAGGGGTTGGACTTGATGCAGACTGTTGGCCGGGTGATGGCTGAGTTTGAGGGATTGCCGCCCAGCGCTCGCCCGAAAGAGATATTGGTTGACAGTATTGGCGTTGGCGGCGGCGTTGTTGACAGGCTGCGCGAGCTTGGCGCGCCTGTCAGAGGGATTAATGTTGGCGAGGCTCCGGCTATGGGTAAGACGCATATGAACTTGCGCAGTGAGCTTTGGTTTAAGACGAAGGGTTGGCTTGAGGATCGGTCGTGCAAGTTGCCGAACAACGATCAACTGTTGGCGGAGTTGACGGCGATTAGGTACAGTTTCACGTCATCGGGCAAGATGAAGGCTGAGAGCAAGGATGAGATGCGCAAGCGTGGGTTGAAGTCACCCGACCTTGCTGATGCTTTGTGTCTGACGATGGCCAGCGATGCTGCGACTGCATTGTCAGGTTCTATGTCAACGTGGAAGCAATCACTCAAGCGCAATTTGAAAGGTATCGCATGAAGCCAGTTCCGTTTCACAAGCTGTCACCCAAGATGAAGAATATCCGTATGAATCAATGGATTAAGACTTACATCGGCAAGGGTTTGAGTTTAGAGGAGGCGCAATTTGCGGCGCGCTGGCGCGCTGGCCATTGGAAGCTGTCTTCCCGCATGGAAAAGATTATGGATGATTTGGGTGAACTGTGATATTGCGAGGAATACACCCTGCGTGGCCTTTGTCAAACAAATGTGCTAATGTGCAGAAAAATGAGGATTGATAATATGACACCATGTAAAGGTTGCCCCACCCCCGCCGCTTGTAAACGTGCTGGAACTTGCTTGAAGAAAAAATACGGTAAGTAAGTTTTGGTCGGTTTGCTATCACCCAGCGACTACGCTGGCTATGCTGAGGAAGGTCGTCGGCTTGCGGTTGACGTGCCTAACGTCACGCCGATGGACGCGGCTCGCTTTATAGCTGAGGCCACACCGATCATTGGCGACGCGATGGCGGCCAAAGAGATTTACGATGAGGCTACGTCTGAGAATCCGAATTGGGCTTTAGTTGGCGCGCTTGGCGGTGCTGCCGTGTTGGGCTTGTTTCCCGGCATTGGTGACGCAGCTGCGAAGGCTGTTAAGTCTGGTGCGCGTGGTTTGCTTGACACGGCTAAGCGCGTTGAGGTTGATCCGAATGCGATGGGTTCGCTGCTTGGTAATGTGCGGTTGAAGCCGAAGGGTGATGCTGGCGAAGCTGCAAAACCATCGCCAGCAGAGTTGCGTCGTCAAGCAAATATTGAACGATTTGGGTACGATCCCAATGAGGTTTCAGCTCCGCCAGCAAGAGCCGCGACTAAGGACGCTGGGTTTGAGAAATACCTTGAGCAAGTAAACCCCGGCGGCAAGCGTATAGCTGCCGAAGACCGACCCAACCTTGCTATGGGCGATATGTATGGCATGTTGCCAAAAAAATCTGACGTTGTAGGGTCAAGCAATGGCGTTACCTTTCATAGAGGGCCAGACGGAAATTACTACGCCACTGCATTCAATCCTGATGTCGGTGAGGAGGATGTAGTTGGCTACATTACTAATCGCGGCGATGGAACTGAGCTTGCTGTTATTCAAGAGATGCAAGGCAAAGGCATTGGTGGTGAGTTGCAGTATTTATTTCGCAATGAAAATCCCAACGCGCCAACTGGAGGGTTGACTGAAGCTGGCGAGGCGTCTTTGGCAAAGACTTATGGGCGACTAAATCGAGAGGGCTTGCTAACCCCATCAACAGCTGAGCAAGTCTCTAGCTTTAAAGCGTATCACGGCAGCCCGCACGACTTTGAAAAATTCAGCATGGATGCGATTGGCACTGGCGAAGGCGCTCAGGTTTATGGTCACGGGCTTTATTTTGCTGAGGCGGAGGATGTGGCAAAGAAGTATCGTGACGACCTTTCGGGCTGGAGTTCGGCAGGTGCTGAGCGGACACTTGAAGCTGTCGGTGGCGACGTGGACCGGGCAATATTAGAGACGCAGCAAAAGCTGGATAGGCTCATTGAGCGCAGCAAAACTGGCGCTTTTCAGGGGGCGGAACGCAACTTCAATATGCAGCGTCAAATTCAAGAGGACAAAATTGCTCAGCTAGAGAAGTACAAAAGGACGGGCAATTTTGATGCTGGCTCAATGTATGAGGTCAACATCAACGCCAACCCAGAAGACTTTTTGGATTGGGATGCGCCAGCGCCGCAACAGTCTGATCGTGTTAGGAAGGCATTAACGTCAATCGCAAATTCTGACCCAGAGGTCATGAGTAAGTTTCGCGAGGCTATGGCGCGCGGCGACAGCGGGTCGATATATGAGGCCATATTGCAGGACAAAACGGGGACTGTCGCTGGGAATCAAGCAGGGGCGGCAAGGCGCTTGCGAGAATCTGGCATCTTAGGCATAAAATACAAAGACGCAGGTTCGCGCGGGACCGCAAGCGGCACAAGAAACTTTGTTGTTTTTGATGAAAATCTAATAAACATTGTTAAAAAATACGGCGTTGCTGGCGCAGCAACCATGCTTGGCGTTACCGCTGTGGACGTTGAGCAAGCTATGGCACAAGGTCCATCTGTACCCGGCGGCTTACTAGCCTTACAAGAAATGCAAAAACGTGCTAATGAAGAGCAACAACGGCAAGGACTGTTACAGTAATGGCAATCACAACTTACGCAGAGCTAAAGTCTAGCATAGCCAACTGGCTGAACCGCGATGATCTTACATCGGTCATTCCTGATTTTATCAGCTTGACTGAGGCGGGCATTAATCGTGACTTACGGCATTACAAAATGATAAACCGCGTTGATGCTACGCTTGACAGCCGTTATGTGCAGATGCCTGCTGACTGGCTTGAGACTGTACGCTTTGGCATTACATCTGGCACGACGTATCGCCTTGAGTTGATTTCGCGCGATGACATGCTTGAGTATCGTGAGCGCAATTCTGACATTGCGGGTCGTCCGCGTTTTTACGCAAACATTGGCGATACGATTGAGGTGTTTCCAACGCCTGATGGCGAGTACACAATGCAGCTTCAGTATTATGCAAAGACGCCTGAGCTGAGCGACAGCAATGCTGACAACTGGCTGCTGCGCGATGCGCCTGACGTTTACTTGTATGGCGCGTTAATTCAGTCTGCGCCTTACTTGAATGACGACGCCCGGACTGAAACATGGGCGGCGCTTTATTCAAGTGCAATTCAATCGCTGCAAAAAGCATCAGATGACACTCGATTTGCTGGTTCTGGCATCCGTATGCGCGTGACTAGCTATTAGGCTGAAACTGGTGTATAACCGCCACAGATATATCTAACGGAGAAATCCATGTCACTAACAAATGCTTTTGAGACGCACACGTTGCAGTATCTGCTGACGACTGACAGCGTCACGCGCCCGACAGCTTGGTATGTCGGCCTCTTCACATCTGACCCGACTGACACTGGCACTGCTGGCACTGAAGTCTCTGGCTTTGATTACGCCCGCACGGCGGCGACATTCAGCGTCACTGGCGACACGGCGACGAACACATCTGCCATTGAGTTTCCTGCCGCCGTTGGTGGCAACTGGGGAACGATTGGCTGGATCGGCATTATGGACGCATCGTCCGGCGGCAACATGATTATTCATTCCGCGCTTGATGTCGCCAAAGCTATCAACGACGGCGATGTTTTCCGCATCCCAACAGGCGACCTCGACATTACGGCAAGCTAATGGGCTTGCGCTCAACATATGATACTGGCTTATTCGGCTCGGGTCTCTTTGGCGAGCCAGAGACGACACAGGCCGCTGCTAGTGCATCTGTTGGGATTTCGGCCACTGCATCCGCAGTTACAGTTATTGACGCATCTGCATCGGCAGCGATTGCTGTATCGGTAGCGCCGCCAACTGCTATCAGGGTTGTTGACGCATCGGCGTCTGTATCACTCGGCGGCATTGTTTCTGTCAGCGCAGTAACTTACGAAGTTATTCCCGGCTTCCGCCCCGGATACGGCCTCAACACTTACGGCTCATATCTTTACGGCAAAAACATTAGCATCGAAGAGGGCAGCGCGACTGCCGCGATTGGTGTTTCCGCTAGCGTCAGCGCACAAGCAATACGCCAGTCTGGTGCCTCGCCAAGCATTGATTTTGCATTTACAGCAAATGGCGTAATTGATGTTGTGGGCCGTGCAAGTGTAACTATTTCAATTTCACCAAATATAGCGTATAACAGGGTGAGGTTGTTTTCTGGAACGTCCGCTATTGCCATATCTACTAGCGTTTCTGCGCGATATAAGTGGCTTGACGCAGACGATCCTTCTACAACATGGACAGCAGCGCCAAACCCAAGTAATACATGGGTCGAGGCAGATTACTTAGAGAGGGCCGCGTAATGCCTACGACGACGACAAATTATTCTTGGAATAAGCCAACCGTAGGCGGCGACGAAGACGCTTGGGGCGGCTACCTTAATGGCAACTGGGACAGCGTTGACACCTTGCTTGGCGGCGTAACAAATGCTGAGTTTTCCGTGCTAAATGGTCTGACTGCTACCACAGCAGAGTTGAACTATGTCGATGGCGTAACGTCTGCAATCCAGACGCAGCTTGATGCAAAGCTGTCTAGCGTTGATCTTTCGGCATACACTGGCGACGTGAACATTACAGGCGAGCTTACTGTCGACAGTTACAACGAAACATACGCCGCTGTTACATCAACCAGCAACGCTACCACAGTGGACTGCGAGGCTGCTAACTCATTCAGCCACACGCTCACAGAGAACACTACGTTCACGTTTAGCAACCCACCTGCAAGCGGTACGGCTTACTCGTTCAGCATTGAGATTATCCAAGACGCTTCTGCCAGCGGCTTCACAGTGACATGGCCAGCAAGCGTTGATTGGCCCGCTGCGACTGCTCCTACGCTTACAGCCACTGCGTCTGCCAAGGATGTATTCGTATTCACCACCCGTGACGGCGGCACAACTTGGTATGGCTTCACTGCTGGTCAAGCACTCGCATAAGGAGCGCACATAATGGCTACTAAGAAAAAGATGCTCCAAGCCGCTGCGGGCAATGCTGGTGGTGAGGCGCTTGATATTACAGATGTGTTCAGCACCTACCTCTACACTGGCAATGGCTCTACACAAACGATCACCAACGACATTGACCTTGCTGGCGAAGGCGGGTTGGTTTGGGTAAAGAATAGAGGTACTGGAAACGCTACTTGGCATTACTTATTTGACACAGAGCGAAATGCAGGTCTGTATTCTAACAGCACATCAGCAGAGTTTTCAGCTACAGGGTTTTTAAATTCTTTTAACTCAAATGGGTTTGAATTAGGCGGTACAGTTCTTCTTACTGAGTCGGGGAAAGACTTCGCCTCTTGGACATTCCGCAAAGCCCCTAAGTTCTTTGATGTGGTAACTTATACTGGAACGGGAAGTGCAAGAACGATTAGTCACAGCCTAAATACCACACCTGGGTTAATAATCTGCAAACCTACTTCTGGATCAGGTCAGTGGGCTGTTTGGCACAGATCAAACGGCAATAACAATGTTTTATATCTTAACCTAAACTATTCCAATAGCTTTTCAAATACCGTCTGGAATAACACCGCTCCCACTTCAACTGTTTTTTCTGTAGGTGCATCAGCAGCAGGAAATGAAAGTGGCGTAGAGTATGTAGCCTACCTATTCGCACACAACGATGGTGACGGTGAGTTCGGCCCTGATGGTGACCAAGACATGATCAAGTGTGGTAGTTATACTGGTACAGCCACGACAGGATCGCCAACCATTGATCTTGGTTTTGAGCCTCAATTTGTTTTGGTTAAGCGCACAGACAGCACAGGGAATTGGATAATCCAAGATAACATGCGCAGTGTTAATACCACATCTACGGATATGCTATTTCCTAACCTAAGCAATGCTGCAACAACGGGTTCTTATGCAACTATTGTCCCAACTGCGACAGGGTTTTATATTGGCGACAACGGTACAAACTACAACGCATCTGGCGGCACCTACATCTACATCGCCATCCGCCGTGGCCCTCTTGCTCCACCTGAGAGTGCGACTGAGGTGTTTGCTATTGATACGCAGGGGTCAACGGGTGACGGGCAAGCCCCTGCATTTCGCAGCACTTTCCCTGTAGACACCGCTTTTGTAAAGTCTACAGCAGGCGGGGGAACTACCTTTGCATCAAGGCTGACAGGGACGAAGTATCTACGTCCAGAAGAGACAAGCGCTGAGTACACAAATACTCAAGTTGTTTTTGATTATATGAACGGGTTTAGGAACAGCACTATTACTTTTGCACCCAATCACGGGTACTTATGGAAACGTGCGCCTAACTACTTCGACGTTGTGGCCTACACGGGTGACGGCGTTGCAGGACGTACTGTAAGCCATAACCTTGGTGTTGCACCTGAGATGATGTGGGTGAAGAAGCGAAACAATCCCGGCAGTTGGGCTGTTTACCATAAGGGCGTAAACGGTGGTGTTAATCCTGAAAACTACCATTTATTTCTACAGTCAAGCAGCGCTGAGGCCACAGATAGTAACTACTACTGGTATCAAACCGCACCGACAGCAACAGATTTTACTCTCGGTATATCTGCAAATGTAAATCAAAGCTCAGCAAACAACTACATAGCCTACCTCTTCGCAAGTCTCCCCGGTATATCCAAGGTGGGTAGCTACACGGGTAACGGCTCAAGTCAGACTATCGACTGTGGCTTTACGTCAGGCGCAAGGTTCATCCTGATTAAACGTACTGACAGCACAGGTGATTGGTATGTCTGGGACACTGAACGTGGTATTGTCGCTGGCAATGATCCATACCTTGAGTTGAACACAACTGATGCAGAAGTAACTAGCACGGATTGGGTTGACCCAGACAACAGTGGCTTCATCGTAAACGGCACGACAATCAATGCTTCTGGCGGTGAATATATTTTCTACTCTGTGGCATAGACCACTCAACAGCATCACGAAAGGATCACTCTGATGGCTGAATATCGACACACAGAAACAGGCGAAGTTAAGACCCAAGGTCAATGGCGCAGCCACTACAGCAACGTATCTTTGCCTCGTGCATGGAAGCAAGCAACACTGGATGGCCTCAACCTAGAGGCTGTCTTAGCTTCACCAGCAGCTACAACTACACAGTATCAGAACTCTGTGCGTGATGGTGTTGTCCAAGACGCAAACGGCAACTGGGTTGAGAACTACGTTGCACGTGATATGTTTGCTGACACGACTGACGAGGATGGCGTAACAACCACCAAGGCAGAGCATGAGGCTGCGTATCAAGCTGGACTGGATGACAATGCTGGCGAGGCTGTCCGCGCCAAGCGCAACACGCTTCTGGCTGAGACAGATTACTTTGCGTTGACTGATGTAACGATGGACGCTGCGATGACGAGTTATCGTCAGGCTTTGCGTGACATTACAGATCATGCAAACTTTCCTAATCTGGACGACGCTGACTGGCCCGCAAAGCCTTAAAGGGGGAGAAGGCACATGCCGTTAATCCCGCTAAAACTCCCCGCTGGCCAGTATCGCAACGGCACTGACCTTATGTCTCAGGGCCGCTGGCGGGACATTAACCTCGTCCGTTGGCATGAGGATGCTCTGCGTCCCGTGGGCGGATGGCGGCAGCGTTCATCTGTTGATCTGAACGGCGTTGTCCGGTCCATGATTGCGTGGGAAGAAAATGACGGATTGCGTCAAGTGGCGGCTGGAACGTACAATAACTTGTACGTCATCAACGCAAACGGCACCGCGACTGACATTACTCCCACTGGCTTAACCGCTGGGCGCATTGACGCAAATATTAATACAGCATACGGCGGCGGGTTTTACGGCAACGAAGAATACGGCTTGCCACGCGCTGACACTGAAACCATCCTTCCGGCCACAACTTGGTCACTAGAAAACTGGGGTGAATACCTGCTCGCTATGTCATACGATGACGGCAAGCTATACGAGTGGCAGGGTGACGTTTTGACTGACGCCGCGCTGATCGCAAACGCTCCCACAGATTGCACTGGCATGATGGTCACAGAGGAGCGCTTTGTTGTGTGCTTCGGCGCAGGCGGCGATCCGCGCAAGGTGCAGTGGTCGGATCAGGAAGACAACACAACTTGGACGCCCGCGGCCACGAACCAAGCTGGTGACATAAATCTGCAAACTAACGGTGTTATTTTGGCTGGGCTACGCACACGCGGCCAGTCGCTTATTCTGACCACAGAAGACGCCCACACATTAACGTATTCCGGCCCACCATTTGTGTATGGTGTAGAGCGCGTCGGCACTTCCTGTGGGCTTGTGGCGGCCCGTGCGGCGGCTTCTGTTGACAATGGCGTGATTTGGATGGGATTGCGTGGCTTCTTTATTTACTCTGGCGGCAGGGTCCAAAGCGTCCCCTGTGACGTGGCTGACTATGTGTTCAGCGACATCAACAAGGATCAGCGCTCCAAGGTGTCTTGCGTAGTCAACAGCGCTTGGAACGAGATTTGGTGGTTTTACCCCAGCGCAGACAGCCTTGAGTGCAATCGCTACGTTGCCTATGACTTTGTTGAGGGCATCTGGATAACAGGCGAAATGGATCGCACCGCTGGCGTTGATCGCGGCGTGTTCCGTTACCCAATGTTCATTGCAAGCGATGGTGAGCTATACGAGCATGAGATCGGCTATAGCTACGGCTCAAGCACTCCCTATGCGGAAACCGGGCCTATTTCTATTGGGTCTGGCGACAACCTAATGAGCGTTGTTGAACTTATCCCCGACGAGAAAACTCAGGGCGATGTGACTGCCACGTTTAAAACACGCTTCTATCCAAATGGCGATGAAAGCGAATACGGGCCTTTTAATATGAGTAACCCCACTTCGGTTCGTTTCCAAGGGCGTCAAGTGCGTATGCGAGTTGAGGGCAGTGTTGCCACTGACTGGCGTGTTGGCATTATGCGGCTTGATGCGCGGCAGGGTGGGCGTCGATGAGAGTTGTGCCGCCAATTACCTTTGACCTATCAGCGTGGGCGGAAAATATGCGCCGCTACCTTGGCAAAGCTCTAAACCAGCTTGACGCCAAAGATGCGTCCGTGTCGGCGGCAGAGGATGGCATTTTGCTGTGGGATCGCGAAGAGGGCTACCCGGTGGTCTCAAAGAACGGTGAATGGGTGCAAGTTGTTTTGGAGGACGGCAAGTATTCCGGGGCAGTGACAGCTGACCAAACTGCCGCGTCCATAAACACAGCTTACGCTTTGACCTACACTTCCAGCATCGCTGACGGTATTAATAACGGCACTCCAGCCTCTCGCATTGTGTTCGATGAGGCTGGTCAGTATATGATTAGCTTTTCTGCGCAGATTGCATCGACATCAAGCTCAACTGTAAACTTTTGGTTTTGGCCTCGCGTCAATGGCTCTGACGTTGCTGGGTCAACAATGAAAAACGCACTACATCAAAACGGGTCTGTTTTAGTTGTGTCGCGCTCTGCAATATTTGAGATTAGCGCTGGAGATTACCTTGAAGCTATGTGGGCAGTAGACAACACCAATGGCTTTCTTGACGCAACAGCGGCAACTGCATTTGCGCCTGCCGCGCCAGCCTCAACGATAGCAATTACGAGGTTGCATGGATGAATGAAGAACTAGCACGCTGCAAGCCTTGGATTGAGGCAGCTTTAAGCTACAGCGGTGGCACTCATGGATTTGATGATGTGGTCTCTGGGTTGCAAAAAGGCACGTTGCAACTGTGGCCTACGCCAAGGGGGTGCATAGTCACAGAAATAGTGGTATATCCGAAGAAACGCGTGTTAAACGTATTTCTAGGTGGCGGTGAATTGGACCAGATTTTAGATATGCACGATGATGTGATAGAATGGGGCAAAGCTCAGGGTTGCAGCGCTCTCACAATGTCTGGCCGATATGGCTGGAAGAAACCATTAAAGGCACACGGCTGGGAAGCTCATCATGCCTCATACATTAAGGAGTTTGAGTAATGTCAGGCGGAAAAGGTGGATCAACTTCCTCAACGGTAACAATACCACAGTACATTGAGGATGCGGCAAAAGCTAATTTGGCCAAAGCTGAAGAGATTTCAAAAATCGGCTACACGCCATATTATGGCCCAGACGTTGCTGCGTTTACTCCGATGCAGCAAGCGGCCTTTCAAGGCACAGCCGATCTCGCCAGCGCATTTGGCACGGCTGGTGGCGGCATGTCTCAGCAAGATGTCATGGGCGGTATGCCCGCCCCAACTACATATGCAGGCGGCGTTCAAGGTTACTCATCTGCCCCAATGTTTGAACAATCTATGGCCGAGCTTGAGGCAAGGCGCCCCGGACAATACGCTGCAATCAATGCGCCATTCATTGACCCCGTGACTGGCGCGCAACCTGCGGCCCCATACGCAACTGGCGGGGCTGATACGTTACTTCCTATTGGTGCAGCTTTAGCAGGCGCTGGCGGAAGCTATAATAGCGATGATGATTTTCACCGACAAATGATGGCAAACGCATCTAATCAAAGTTCGGGCGCTATGACTGTGGACCAGCAAAACGCTAGTTTTGGCCTTTCTCCATCTGGCAGAATATCCGCTGCTCTTCCGGGTGGCGCGGATGACCGAAATTTAGGTCGTCCAGTAAACCAATTCATTGCAGGGGCAACCAGCCCAACTCAGCAATCTGGTGATCCAACAAGTAGCCTTTTCCCGGTTGGTAGGTCGGCGCATTCGCAATATGACCCTAGCACACAATCGCTCACTTTGGGCAATAGCGGCGGCGGTGGTGGCACGGACAGCGCAGGCCGAGACTCTAGCAGCTGCGTAGTGGCGACACACGCAGTTAACTCAGGTGCATTTTCCCCAGCCACCAAGCGTGAGGCTGTTGTGTGGTGCATGAACGCGCTGCACGGTAAATGGTGGGGCGAGGCTGTACGGCGCGGCTATCGTTACTGTGGCAATAAGAAAATCGAGCAAGGCAAAGCGCGTGAGCATTACGGAGAGTTCCGTCGCTACATTGACTTTGCTAGTGGCAAAAAGCGCACACTTCAAGGCGCACTTACGTTTACATTCCGAACTGCACAGTTCTTTGCAGTCGGCCTAGTTAAGAGGGACGCATAAGATGGGTAGTTCAGCAGCGGGAAGTCCAAATGCTCTTACAATGGGTCCAGCGGTTGGACGTTTGGTCTCTGGACCCGGCAAGGGGTCCGGGGCTGGTGGCGGGCAAGCGGCGCTTCCAGCAGCTCTGCCTCCACCTCAAGGGCAATACCCCCCAATGGGACCAACTGTCGGGCCAGGAGCTCTGCCTCCAACTCAAGGGCAATACTCCCCAATGCAACCAACTGGCGGCTTCAACGTCAATCAAGCGGCGGCTGGTAGCTTGCAGCAGGCGATTGGCACGGCTGGCGGGCTTGCCAACTTTCAAGCGCAAAGAATGCAGGCCGCAGGCGCTGGCCCAACAGCAACTTACGGCGGTGCTACTGTTGAGCGCACTCCTGCATACGGCGGTGCTACTGTTGCTCCGGCTACTACTTACGGCGGTGCTACTGTTGCCCCGGCCACAACTTACGGCGGCGCTACTGTCGCCCCAGCTACAACTTACGGCGGTGCAACTGTTGCTCCGACTTCAACTTACGGCGGCGCTACTGTTGCTCCGACTTCAACTTACGGCGGCGCTACTGTTGCCCCAACTACAACTTACGGCGGTGCTACTGTTGCCCCAACTTCAACTTACGGCGGTGCTACTGTCGAGCGCACTCAAGGGCCACAAGCTGCGCAGCTTGGAGCGGTTGAGCGCTACGCTGGCGCATCAATAAGCCCTATTGAGCGTGCGCAAGCCGCGCAACTGGGCGATGCAGAGCGGATGCAAGGTGTCGGGGCTGTTCGCTCCGCTATGGCCCCCGATCAAATTGCAGTTGACCAAATACGAACTGCCGACATTTCCCAATACATGAACCCATACCAGCAGCAAGTTATTCAGGCGGGTCAGGCTGATATTGAGCGTCAGCGTCAGATGGCATCTGAAAACCTTGCAGCGCAAGCTCAGCGCGCGGGTGCCTTCGGCGGCTCGCGTCAGGCTGTGCAAGAAGGCGTGTTGGCCGGCGAGGCTCTTCGCCAAGCAGGCGCGCTATCCGCGCAGCAGCGTCAGGCGGGATTCCAGCAGGCAGTTGAGAGCGGCAAGTTTGATATTGGCCAAGTGCAGCAGGCGCGCACACTTGAGTCACAACAAGGCTTTCAGGCTGAGCAGCTTGGTCAGCAGGCCCGCGAAGCAGCGGCGGCTCGTGAGCAGGCCGCGCGCGCAGGCAACATGCAGGCGGCTAACCGCTTTGCGGAGCAGCAGGCGCAGCTTGAGCAGCAAGCGACACTGGCAAACCAGTCGGCATTTAACGCTCGCGCACAGGCGCAGGCGCAACTTCAGCAGCAGGCTGGTCTTGCGTCCATGCAAGCTGCAAATCAGTTTACCACTCAGCGGGCGCAGATGGAGCAGCAAGCTGGAATGGCTTCTGCGGCGCAAGAGGCAGCACGCGCTTCGCAGCAGGCAGGGCTTCTTCAAAGCGCAGGTTTAGCAGGCGCAGCCGCACAAAACGCGGCAGCGGCTCAACAAGCTGGCTTAACTCAGGGAGCAGGTTTGGCCGGGGCAGCCGCACAAAACGCAGCAGCAGCACAGCAAGCAGGCTTAACTCAGAGCGCAGGTTTGGCCGGGGCAGCCGCACAAAACGCGGCAGCAGCCCAGCAAGCTGGCTTAACTCAGGGAGCAGGTTTAGCAGGAGCAGCTGCGCAAAACGCAGCAGCCGCACAGCAAGCTGGCTTAACTCAAGGCGCAGGTCTGGCAGGCGCAGCTGCGCAAAACGCAGTAGCCGCACAG